GGTTCGTCCAGTTACGCGGATTCTGCGCTTTTGTTTCAGAAGGGATCGGCTGACCGGGAAGCACGGCTTTGCCGCTCTTCACGATAGCGTTTTTCGGCAACCCGGCAATGCGAGCGGAATCCGAAGCGTGTCCTGCGATTTGCTTCGGTTTCCCTTGCGTACCTCTAGCCATTATCTTGGTCCTAACGTAGAGACAGTTAAATGCGGATTCCTATTCAGTTTTCTTTTAGCCATTCTTGCTCTGGTCTTACTTGGACTGTAAGTTGCTGCCATTGTTCTGTATGCTTTAGCTTGAGTTTTCTGTCCATGAGCTTTTGCAAAAGCGGCTTCTGATATATGATGAGCAGCCATAATTCGAGTTCGGTGTGACAAATAATCCTGTGAAGTTCTACGAGAATGATATCCTCTGGCTGCGGATGTTGCGCCATAGGCAGCGCCAATTGCACCAGCGGCACCCAAACCTACCGCAGCGTATTTCAATCCCTTTTTGACTTTGCTACCTTTTTGGAAATCACGAGACTTAACTTGAAAACTGGCTTTGGCATAGCCTGTCCGTTGACCAATAGAACGTCTCAACGTTTGTGGAACTGTGCCATGTCGTCTACGTTTCGCAGCAGAAGCCAACTGAGCTTTTCGAAGCGCGGCACGTCGCGCGGGAGTCAAAGTATAAGTAGCCATTATGAGAATCTCTTATCGTGGATTAAATCGATTTTGAGGTCTAGTATGTTCGATCCCTGCGTATAAACCGCTTCGACTATGGGCAACTGTTGCATAATGTGTTCCATGTCGGCCACCCATAAAATATTTACCTTTACCACTAACTGTCATCTTTTGTTTATCTCGCCCAGCACGAACACGAACGCCACTGCCATACGCAGCCCCAACTGCCGCTGCTGTGCCCAAACCCACCGCTGCATATTTCAAACCTTTTTTGACTCTACCGCTTCTTTGGTAATCACGGCTTTTATTTTGAAAACTGATTCCACGCCGACGTTTCGCAGCCGACGCCAGTTGCGCTTTCCGTAACGCGGCACGCCGTGCGGGAGTCATCGTGTGGATAGCCATTATGAGAACCTCTTTCTGGTTCCTTTAGCGGTCGGCCCGTGTTTGTAAATCGGCAGCCGTTGATACGCTGGCGAATGCCCAAGCGTTTTGGTGACCGCAGAATGCATTCCAGCCCTATGTGCCATCGTATGTGCCCACTTGGCTTTCAGTTTCGGATTCGCAAAGAAATAGCGCATCTGTTTCTTGGACACGAAGCCAAGCGGCATCTTCAAACCGCCCTTGCGTTTCTTGCCTCTGCCACGCTTTGCCATGAGCTACTTCTTACGAGCGGTTTTCTTAAGCGTTCCACGCGCCGTCTTGGTTGACGATTTCTTACGGCCACCGCCCTTGACGAACGGAGCCGCTTTCTTGCCGCCGAAGTTTTTAATCGCCACCATATCTCCTTGCGAATTGATCATCGAATCTTTAAGCCCGGTGTTATCCGTTTGATTTTGAATCCACTTTTGGTGGGAATGATTCTCGTTGCTGCCACAATTTTACTGAATGACTTCGTGCCGAACTGAGCCATGCGCTTAGTGTAACGCTGGCATTAGCCCAATGAAAGCGTTTGCTTGGGCGTGTTGCCGTTGGTACTTGCGCCGGGAGCGGGAACATTGCCTTGCGGCGGCGGCGTGCCCGTTGCCGTATCGAACGCAGACAAGTTCGATCCCCCTGCCGCACCGGCAGCGAACGGGTCCATCGCCGTCGCAGCAGAAGACGCCTGATCAGTGAGCATGTTGACGATATCGTCATCAGTGAGTGCGTTGCCCTGATCATCGACGGTCGGGTACTTCCAGCCCAGTTCCCTCAACTTCGCAATCGCCATCTTCGTCAAAATCAAATTGCTTGTTTGCAGCAGAAGCGTTTCCTGAATCTCCGCATTTCTATCGACCGGCATCGGATCATCAAAAACGCATACCACCGACATTTGTTCCATTGTGGCGAGATTGCCGAACGTTTCTGATTCGTAAGCGGGTAACCACATCTGCGTGATATCGTGAAACATCTGATCCAGAATTGTAACGTATTCCAATTCTTTTTCAGAGTTCGCTGCGATCAATGGCATCAGTTCCATTTTCATTGCGATACCGGATTGAACCGCAGTCACATCGACGCGACCGATAGCAAGCGCAGGGACTCCTGCCGCTTCGGACAATCCCTTATCGCTGATGTAATCCATATGATTCATATATGGACTCATATCCGTTACGCCGCTGACTCGCTGGAAAGTTTGATCCTGCCCGATTTCAATAATTTGCATCGGGCCGATATTCCAATCCGTGACCTGTCCGGTATTCGGATCGACCGGAGGCGCAGCGGTTGTCATATACATGCCCAATCCCTGAAAGACAATCGTTGCGTCTTCATCTGTCAGAGATTGATTGACGCCGTACATCAACGTTTCCAGTCCCGCCAACTGGCTGATGCCCCATGATGAATTCTGCGGCGGCGTATTACGCCATTTGTAAACCGGCAACTGCGTAATGCTTGGTGGCAATGGCTCTTCCGGTTGTGGATCAGGTCCACCGCTGATCGGTTCTAACTCACTTTGATCTAAATAGCGATCGTCCCATTTGCCGATTTCCCAATACGTCACTTCGCTGGTGATCACGCCGGTCGGCTGACCGTTGTCGTCAAGTTGCTTTCGGAATGCGGTGCGCTTGCAAACCTGTTTGTTCGAGTCACGCCAATCCGTTATCCGCTCGGCGATATAGTAGCCAATTGTATTCAGTTCGTCGTCTTCAATCGTGAAGACCTGGCGTGGATCGACTTCGGCAATGCATACGCGATCACCGGCTTGCTTGTTGGGATTGCCGTACAACATGAACGCGGAATCACCGCGAACTAATCCCCAACGCTTATTCGATTCAAACAGAGACTTGAATGCTTCGCGTTTAAAGAATGACTTCCACCAGTCATCTAATGCTTGCTGCGTGCCAGCGTCACCTTCGCCCTCAACCAAGTAATCGACATTGATGCCTAAGAATCGATTCGTCGCTTCTACAAGCTTTCGCGCGGACGGCATCAGCAACGGATGAGATTCATCGCCACGAATCGTGATCTTCAATTGCCACGTTGAATTGATATACAGATTCTCGTACAAGTCGTAGCACTGGACGCGCAACTTGTCGTGCGGCTCAACAACGTTATCGTCGCCGGTCTGAATGAAATCCCTGGCGGCGTCATATTGCTTCGGGTTGTACGTCATTGACCGATCCTACCTCTGACTACTTCCAACTGCCGGTACGACGCCCCGTTGTGTGGTGCTTGATTCCCATCGGCTCCGGTGCGCCAACCTTGCTGCCCAACTCACGCAAGAACTTGGCGTGCGACACGCGCGCACCACCCCCGTATTGACTTGCGGCACTGTGGTATTTCCCTGCGAGAAAGCGGCCCAACGCTTCTGGCGTGTGATCGTCTTTCTTCATGGGTAGTTCGTATCGCTTCAAGCTCGTTTCTGCCATCTCTGACTTCTTTTCTGGATAGCGATATTCGCCGAACTCGTAAATCGTTTTCGGGCAACGAGTCGAAATCATCAACCTCGGCCTACGAATATCACGCGGCCTTGGTTCGTCGGAGTCTTCCCGCCACTGTGGAGCGGACGCTTCGTTATCGGTGATTCGATCTTTGAGGGCAAGTCGGATGAGATTGAGTCGATTCTGTAATTCGCCGCCGGTGTTGGGCCTAGCTCTAACACGCTTCCCAGCACGACGGAATATATTTTCCAATGTCTTTGTATCCCCAGGCAACGCTGGGTCGGGGTAGAACTCAACACAGCTATCGGGTACGAGGCCACGTCTGAGGATTTCATTTGCAAATTCATCTGGTGCCAAGTTCTCTTGATATAGCTCTTCAATAACATTGATCTCGCCCCAAGGTCCGATCTGGATAAGTAGCCAGACGTTAGGATTGCGATAGCCGTAGTCAACAGCAGCGACCGTTTCCCAATTGGGGTAGAACGGAAGTGCTCTAGTGTGAGTTTCCTCATCGAATTCCTTGAAGACTTTCCCAACGAAGTCGGTGAACTCCGCTGCGACTTCCTGTTGAAACGTAGGGATGGTGAGATCGTTTGCCATCTGAGCGATTTGCTCATCGATTATCAACTGCTCCATCTTGATGATTTCAAACGATGTGAATTCAGGATGGTCAGCCATGATCTGAATAAGGCGGTGAACGTCTGCATCTTTAGTCGGCTGTTTGAACACATACGGATTACGCCACGACGGCAACTTGTGCCCTGACCAATTCAGATTGCTTGGTCGAATCGATTTGATGTAAAGCTGATGAAACCAGTTCTTGCCTTCTGGTGTCGAAGTGAACTTGGCCCATCCGTTGAAGTCGGCAAGCGTCGGCATCAGCA